CTGTGCTGAATCAGGACAATTGATTATCCTGGAAATTCTGAAAATTTAGTTACTCAAGAGAAAAAAACTCCCCGGGAATAATCCCGGTTGAAAAATCTTAAGAACTTTAAAATTCCATTCCGGGATAACCCGATCTCACCTTCTATGAAGGCTGGACGCCACTCTACCATTTAAGAGAAAATCCAATGTGTTGGTGGGGCTTGAAAACACATTAGACTATAATCCTCCCCTACGCTGTTATGGATAGTATACTTCCATGAACCAGCATTAAAACCATACATATCTACACGAACATATAATATTTCGTCCATAGTAGTATTTTTAGTTAAGTTGTAAGGTGAGGTTAAATTTGTCAAGTCACAAGCTAAATTAAATCTTGTGCTTGAGTAAAAAGGTGCTTCTATATCCAAAGTTGGATTATAAGAAACTTCTGTGAGCTGCATTCCTTGTGCCCCACTAGGGAATGCTGATAAAATACTATTTCTACTAGGATTATCTGCTAATGTAACCGTGGGATTACCAGCGACAGTTGCATCGCTGGATCCCCTGCTAATAGCAGCGTATCCTGAAGTAGTTGTAGCATTAGTGGTATTACTCTGTGAGAAATATATTTTATATCTCATTCCACCTCGTTTTGCTAAAAAGCAAGGAGCCAAATAGCTTTCGTAAGAATTACGTCTGCTGTCTGGAGCCCCTCTTAAAACTTCAGCAGTGAAATGAGGAAAATACATCCTAACTTGCTCTGAACCACCACCGAACGCTCCTGTTATTGGAACATTCATATGAGTGACAACTGGTCTCTTTAATAAAGACCTGACAGACGATACTTTCTCGCCGAAGAATGTCAAAACATCATCGGCAGTATCTTCTGCCTCAATAAGAACTTTCTTTTGCCATGTTGTCAATCCAGAGGATGTTGGGACAAATATGTCGCCTTCCCATCCACCGGTTGGTTGAGCAAATACAAGGTCATCAGCACATTTCATATAAACATTTACATCAACACCAGCACCTGCTCCTACTGACACAGAAGTGTCACCGGGAGCAACCAGTTCATTAAGAACTGATATAGTTAACACACCTAAATCATGTGTTTCTAAATGCACTGTGTCGAGAGCAAAAGTTGTATCCGATATAGATCCGGGAGCAAAAGTTGTATTTACAATATCACGACACTTAAGAAAAGGAGCATGACTAACATAGTCAATTTCAATCTCCAATTCTTTAGTTTCAGTAATATCAAGTACAACTGTTTGTCGAGTATTAGTATTGGCTGTATAAAAATCGCCTGCAGCTAATGCGGCTGATTTAACCATAGGGTCAAACTGAATTTGTAAGGCTCCACTATGATATTTAGAAGCTACAACCTCTATTCGATAAATGATTTTGCCCCTCCAGTACTTAAAAAGATGTGCCAAATGGCCTGATGGAGAAGGTTGAACAGCAGTTCTCACCGGAGCAGCTCCCCAAGGAGCTGTTGCTCTAGTAGCAACTGGTGAAACCAAAACAGCTGCTACTATTTTAGTAGCCCCAGCTGTCACAAACTGGCCAACATCCTTATTCCATTGACCCTTAGTGAGCCATTGCTCTTTACTAACGATTGACGAAATGGTCATATCGTCATTAGGAGACCAGCCAATCACTCGAGGATCGATTGTTAGCTCTTGATTAGGATCTAATGACATCTTTTCAGCAGTGTCTTGGCCTATAACATTTGCTAAATTGCGATACATTCTTAAAGACCTAGGAATGGGAGTAATATTCATTGGAGGATTACTAAAACCAAACAATTTGGCTACATTTCCAACCGCTGAAGCTCCTATTTCTGTTGCCTTCGCGAACTTGCCTATAACGGGAACATTTGATAATTTTCCAGCTATATTAGCAATCGCTGTAGCTGGGGTTGAAATAACACCTTCGCTACAATCATCGACCTCATTAACACCATCTGATGAAATCCTAACTCTTTTCCGCATCTTACTTTTGCCAGAAGAAGTTGGAGAAAAGTTGGTTGGCATTTGTAAGGATATATCACTAGCCCAACAGAAAACTGAGACATTAACTGTATCAGTAGCATTTGGATTAGCTTTAGATAAGATATTCAAATCAGTATATGTTAAGAGACCTAACGATTCTTTAGCAGTTCCATCGATTCCGGCTATATTAATGAAATTCTTATGCCATAAAAATGGTATTTTAAGATTTACCACATTATTACTACCAGGATCAATAAAACCTGTTATAGGATAAGTTGATAAATATTGCAAATATGCTTCAATACTTCCAGCAGCACCTGATCCATAAAGAGTGGTTTTATTATTATACCACACCTCATTGGAATCACCATACGGGATATAATTAAACATTAATCTACCGTAATGAAAAGGTGATGCGGAGCATACAATCTTAATATTGAGATTGCATCGCAAGTAGGCAAAATTATCAAGCTTAGACTTGATAAATGGATCTGACTGCCATAATGTCCAAATATCAATATCGTTTCTGAGCGACGTGTTGTAAGTCCAAGTAAATTCTGTGAGTTTAACAGGACGCTCAAGCGAATTGCCAAGTGGTACGGGATCTGATAATCCATCATCATAGGCAGACAAATCATTAGTCACATCTACACCATATTGGTCACGCGCTGTAATATACGTGACAGTTTGTTCAGTTTGTTGAATTTCAACGGATTCGCTGATTTCAACAGAATCATCTTCTTTATTCTCGGTGACTCCTCCCGAGATATCTTGATTATTAGTAGCAACGCATATGATTTCGGCTCTGGAAGGTACGTCAGCCATTCCACATCCATAAGAATGTTTTTCACCTAGTCGTGGACAATGTAGCCTTTTATTTTAAAGTGAGCACACACTATTGTCAATAGGGATAAATATCCCTCTCACTTTCACTACTATGCTTCTTAGTATTAATTTACACGACGATAGTTTATACTAAGTGATCAAAAGCAGCAGCTGATTGGCTATACCATCACAGCTTAGGTAACGTGCACTAAGTCACGAATTAAAGTACCTCTCCAGGGCATATATTTACTGACCGTGCACCGGTCGATGTCATCCTTTGAATGGATGAAACATCAAAATCGTCCAAGATTTTAATATCCCAAGGGACTTCTTCATCATCAATTTGCTTTTTAACCATCTCTTCGAAGCTAAAAACTTTTGGGGGTTTAATCCCATTTTCTTTTAAAACTTCTACAAGAATATTGATGCAATTATTATATTCATATCTTCCATATTGAACAAATTCATACATAGCACTAATAAAAGAAGCTTGTATTTTTTGATCTTCTGTTAAAGGACCTTCATTCAACGCCATTGTCATCATTTTACCAATAGACGGCTTTTCAATAGGACAAAAATAATAATTAAACTCAGGATCAAATCTCCAAGTTCTTTTGCAAATAGTTGCTTGATTAACTGGAACTGATCCGTAAATATCATCAGTTTTCTCTGCATTCGTATACTTCATCCCAATAGAAGCAAAATAGGATTGGATACTTCTAAAATTAAACAGGGATATATACGAATCACTAACGGAAAATGTATTATCATCTCCCATTGCAAAGAAAACAACATTAGCATCAAATAATTCTAGCGATGCTTTATAATCTTGGGCATTGGTAATAGACAACCATGCTAATCGAATAAAAATGGAATTCATAATATTGTTCAGGAGAAAGGTTAAATATACTCCTGAACTCAAAGATCCATTGACAGTTAGAAATTCCTTTTCCATTAATAAAACAGGATTGGAAACTTCAGTCATCATAGTACGAAAAAGCATGCGCTGTTTATCAGTAAGTTTAAGCCTGGAATCAATTATGTTATAACAGACACTAAATGCTGAATTAATCATAATAGTACTTACTCTTTTATCGTATTTAGAGTAATCTCCATTAATAACATTCGGATGTTGGCTTAACTTTTCATAAACTTTTCCCCAATCCGGACCATAGCAATTCATTCCGCCAACTGTTTCAGTTTCGAGAAAATTCCGAGTAAAGATTCCTGTAAAATTACCTAAGAACATTTTTTGAATTATAGCTTGATCCATAGGTGCGCAGGTAAAAACTCTAATTTTACGCTCCCTATTCTTATCTCTATCCCTAGGTTCGTCTTTCATACAAGTCTTATAAACGGTCATAGGACGAATACCCTGAGACATTAATTCGATTTGCTCTAGGATTCTTTTCCGTAATTCATCATTTGGTATAACGCCTTCTGAATACTTTGATGTGGACGGTATTGTCCAATCAACCTTCTTTCCATTCAATGGCCACCCAGCCGCTGTTGCTTTTGGCAAAGGTTTACAGAAGGGATTATAATTAGCGCCGGAACACGCATGGTCCATGTCCCAAAATTCTAAGTTATCAAAATCTTCAATTGAGCCGAACTTTTGAGTCAAATGAGAAACTACTGCCTCTAAATGATCCAGATTAACATTATGTGTTTGTTCTTTAAGCTGATCTAGCATATTGGAATAGACACCATAATACTCTCCTTCGTAAGTATAACTCTTAAAATTTGGAACAACTAGATTATGATGATATTCTTTATCAAACTTATTGAAAAAAGAATCAAAGATTTTAAGCTTAAATACTTTGCTTTTAGGTCTTTGTACAGGAATATCTGGACTACTGCCAAAAACTCTAATAGTGCCAACATCTTCGACTTTAAGCCAATAAGATTGATTAATTCCTGATGTAGGAGTTAATTCCAAATCTTTAGTATTATAAGCTTCATCAAAAGATGTCGAGCTGACAGAATTCAAGATAGGAGATTTAAAATGCTCTATAGCTAATTGTAGTATAGGTTTGGTTATTGGGCTAAAAGCATTGATTTGACTATTTACTTTGCCAGCCGCACAAATACCAACAATAGCTGTTTGAGAGCCAATTTTAGTAAATAACGGACTTCCACACCTTCCTTTAAAAGAAGGAAGTGTTGATTTGCAAACAAAAGCAGGATATTCTAATTGTTGGTCATTTCCATTATCATACTTAACAATTTGGAGCTTACCTTCAACCTTATCCACATAATTAACGTGTTTTGTGGGATGAATAACTGCATTATAACCGTCAACATATTTATAGTCTCCTAAATCCTTAATGAAACAATCTAATAATGATTTTCCAGGTTGGAGTTGTGGTATATTAAGTATTGAAAGATCATTATCAAGATGATAAACCATTTTAGGATTATAATCTAATTGCATTACTTTGTGCGTATAGCAAACAGTAGTGCCGGAAGAATCTTCTTTAATTAATGGTCTATAAATATTAATTTTAGGATTTTTAATATTTCGTGCATCCGTAAACCAATGAGTTGTTACTAAATAAAAAGTATCATGAAAATTAAAAATGTGAGTAAACATTTCATCTTCACTGCCGGCTTCTGAAAAGCTAACAAATAAAGTATTCCATTTTATCTTCTCAATAATAACGTCAAATGGCGTGCAACAAGCTTTTCCAAATATTAATTTATTTACGTTAGGAGTAGACCATATATTATTTTGATTAACTAGAATCTTTGATGGAATCCTTCCATGCGGATTATTAGGTTGTAAAGTCGATCTGGCAATTGAATTATAACCTGCAGTGGATTGGTATTCCTCTTCTTTCTTTTTCGGAACAATCTTATCAATCAATCCGCTCTTTTTAAGAGCTAAATAAGAAGTTAAAAGTAAAGCGATAATTTTAAAACCAAACATGGTTTTTGTTAATACGTACCCTAAGGTGTCATTAGAAACAATTCTATCTATTTCCGATTTTAGATTTTTAGAACTACGCCTACACTTTAATAAGATTCTAGCTGCATTATGTTCCATCTCAAGCTTCATTTTCCTTTTAGTTACCCATAACAAAGTATGTTCTGAATATGGTAACCAGCGAAAACAAGCAACAAGAAAATCGTAAAATAACGCACACATGAATAGATGTAATAAATAAATAGTAGAAGGAGAACTAAATAATTCTGGGCTCATGGAATATGAACCTGAAGTTCTAACCATAGGCTCACAAGTGCAACTAAATTTGTTACAGTTAGTACAATTATAAGCTTCGACATTGGCTGTACTTATCTTAGTATGATTCTCAACTAATTTTCTATGCTCAAAAGCGCATTGTTTCATACTATCACAAGCTTCTAAGAATTCTAATGGTTTATTCCAATCTATAGAAAATCCATTGAGTTCTTTATTCTTTTGATAAAATAAAACAGGCCAATAATCTGATTTTTGAGACGCTTTGTCTCCAAATTCAGCTGTAAGTCTGCTACGCTCAGCATTAAGTTTATGTAAATCTATTCCTCCTATATTATTGCCTTTTTCATCTAGTTTCTTGTACTTATCTTTAATTGAAACATGAAAAACAACTGTAAATCTATTATACCCAGCTACTGGACAATTTACAATTTCGGGCAATCCAAAATCCTCCCGATTTGAGGCAACAAATATAGCCCTAGGACGCCATTCTCGCTTCCCTTTTTCCTCAAGATGCGCTGAATTAAGTATAAACTTTCCAGCAGTACACATTTCGAGAAAAGAATTAGTGATAATATTATTCGTATTTTTATCAGAGTTTTTATAAGCTCCAAGCTCATCGAATAATACTACATGATCTCTATTTTGGTCATATGAAGCGAGAAAAGGATCAGCCCCATTAATAATTTGAAAACCTGAGTTAACATTAGGGCATGAATATCCTAAAGATTGTTGTATTATTTGTGAGAAATGAGGAGCTATAAAAGTAGTCTTCCCAGATCCCGAATCTCCCGTTAAACCTACGACTAATGGGGGAGGACGCTTACCACCTGCTATATTAAAAGAAGAATCGTATAAAGCATCTAAATGCTTAATAGCATGATGCACAAGTGTCTTAACACAAGCAGACATTCCTTTAATATCTAGGAGTAATCTTCTTTTATAAGTATCATGACACTTATCGGTCCATTCAACGGAAGATATAAATCCTTGATGTTGTGGCAACCCTAAATCATCAGGATTACAACACATATATCGATAATGTCGCAACCACTCAACATCTTGGACAAACTTTAACGGATCGGTCGATTCTGTGTAATCGAGTTTCCCACTATAAGCTACTCTAGCTAAGGAATTCACAGATTTTAAGACTGAAACGATAGTATCAATATTATTACCATTATTTTTCAAATCATCCCCATATTTGCTGTCATAAAGACTAAAGAATTTTGCACAAGGCAAAACGCTGTCTGGAACATATTGGAAAAATACTAAATAGGTAACGATTTTCTTAAGGTTATACCACGATAACAAGGAAAAAACCTCGTTAGGTGATTCTAATGCTTTATCAAACATATCAAATATATCGACAGGTTCAAACTTCTTTCTGGGCTCACCAGAAATAGGAATAAAAGGCTCTGTCTCACGATATCTTTCTCTATCATGTGGTTGTAAAGTTGTTAAAAACCATAATAAATGATCTAGAACAATATGGTATCTCGCAGTTGCCATAACAAAGGCACCATAATTAATTACAGCAGATAAATACATATAAAGAGCTGATGCCCTCGTTACATTGCTATTTGCTGTAAATATATTAATTAAAAACGAAATAGTCATATCAATAGGAAAATGTTTCTTATTTCCTAGGGTTGATTTAACACAAGCTCCTGTACTTGGGTTACCTCGAAAATACTCCATCAAGAAGTCCAACGGTGTCATAAATCTTGGTTGGCTCATTGAATAAAAGTAATTTAAAACGTCTTAATTTACTTAAGTCAGATGAAAATAAAATTATTAAAGTAAAAACAGGATTACAATCTGGATGTTTAATAGTAAAACAGATGGAGTTGTACCGTGAACTTAATAATTTACCTAATCAGGACCCTCATAATGAAAGGTCTTTCTACTAATCACCATAAAGGTTACATTCGAAATATCTACTGATCAGTCTCTCTGGATTACAGGTTTACCTAATTTCAAAAGATTACATTATACTCGCTTTCCGAAAAGGCAAAACATCAAGTACACGTCTAGACATTTACAGTAAGTATAATTAAATTAATAAAATTATATAGAGAGAATTGCTTAAGTTAATCCACTCAATGACGCTGGATAACAATCCGAGTGTGCTATTTATGGCTAGCAACACCAACAAAACTCTAAAACAATTGAGTAGTCCATTTAGAGGTTAGACTAAACCTTAAAATGGTCTATCAAGGCTAGACCAAGCCTGACAACAAGATAAGGCACATCCTAACTAAAATGACCATAATCAGAACTATAATATTTTTCGTGAAATCCATATTATATTACTCGCCTATAATATGATTAATAAAATAATATTATAGAAAAGTCGTAAAGAACAAGATAGAAAGGATCGGGTGATTTTTAGACATCACCAAACTTGCATAAAATTGTTGCGATATTGTTAAAGGAGAAACTCCTTAAGAGATTGCTGGGCAATACTGCCCAG